ATGATTTTATATACTGCTACTTCTTCCGATGCTTCGGAAATTATAGTATCTGTTGATGATGATATTTTAGATAATGATGTTTATTCGGTTTTCGTGGACTATGATGGTGAAATGTCTGCCGAAGAACTGTTATATTCTATTAACAGTAATGTAACGCAAATTAATGTAACTGTTCTCTTTGCAGTTAACGTTGCTTTTGCGATACTTATTGTATATATCATATTGCGTCCACTCTTCTATTTCTTTGATTAGTGGCATGCGGAAAGGAGAAATAACTATGGTAGTTGTTACTGAGGCTATGCTAACACCAATTGTAGACGGAATTACAGCTAATGCTGGTGTTCTGCTTCCGGTGGGATTGACAATCATGGGCATCATGGTTGGAATCGCCTTGATTCCCCGAATTCTTTACAAGTTTCTGTAATTGAACTGTTTTCCCCTCGACTGATGTTCGGGGGGTTTTTCTTCTAAAGGGGTGATAATGTGAAACGTTTTATTTCTGTTTTTTTGGCATTTTTGATATTGTTTTTTAATGTTTCTTGCTTTTATCTTGATGTTTGGGCATCTAGTACAACTACTGCTGTTACGTGGACGGATGAAATGTTATATGCGTTTGAGTTGTTTATGAATTCGGCGGGTGTTCGTGTTACGTCAAAGGCATTACCTAGTGTAGCTTTAGCGTGGGAAGCACAGGCAAGGGTTGAAACTCCTGATTTTCTGGATAATCTTGCGGAAAAATCAAAGGATAAAACTTGGTGGGGACAGGATTCGGACAGTTACAAGGAATCTTTGTGTAATCAGTGGATAACATCTGTTAGAGATTTTTTGAATTCTGATTCTTGCTTGGGTTATGGTACTACTGATTTTTCGTTTAGTCCGTCTTTAATTAGTTATGTTTTGTCTTCGGTGAATGATGAGCTTTGTAAACTTGATTCGTACGCTACTGATAAGAGGGGTTATCCTGTATATATAGGTTTACCGCCTGATTTACTTGGTGTTGATTGTGAGGTTTTTGCTAATTTATATAGTAGTGGTACTCCTTATATTCTTGCTACTTATATTTCTTCTGATACTGGAAGTAGGCGAATAAGTGGGGTGTCTTTTGGAACTGATATTGTTCTTAATGTTACCAGCACTGGAAACGCTTCAGTGCGTGTTGTGGGTGATTCTTATACGGCACTTTCTTATAAATATGCTTCTCATACTGATCAATTGGTTAGTGTTGATGTTGTTCCTTATTTGGCTGGTTGGAATTTTGGTTTAGGTGCTGTATATATGTCTTCTGATGTACCAATTATATTTGGGGTAGATGGTGAAAAATACATTTCATCTGTTAGTTTTGAGGATGCATTAGTACCGGAAAAAATAGCTAGTGCGGTTTTATCGTTGCAAGCATCTGCACTTGATGTTGTTCCGGTTGTCGCTCCCTCTTTTACTATTCCTGCAACGTCGGAAGAACTTGAAACAGTCCTCAAGAATATTAGGGAAGCTGATACACCTGAATTGCTTGCAAAGGCTTTAGCGGATGTTGGTGTATTAGTAGGTGATTATGCTGATAATCCGCCAATTGTTGACGTTGAACCATCTCTTGATGGTATTGCAAAAGGACTTTCTAGCATTTTATCCGCAATTTTATCTATGCCGGATAAAATAATAGCTGGATTAAAGGATTTATTGATATCTCTTTTTGTTCCTTCTCCGACCTATTTTAATGATAAAATAGATTCTTTGCTTGTTTTGTTAAAATCTGTTTTACCTTTTGAGGAATATTTGAATTTATTGGAAATAATAGGTGATTTTTCGGGCGGTGATCTGGAAGATATAACAATTACAATAATGGGTGCTACTGCTACTGTTGTTTCTTTTGGTTCGTTTCGTGATATTCTTCCTACTGTGCGGTCTTGGGTGCGGGGTGTATTTTTTGTTTTTATGGTCATTTATTATATTAATCAGATTTATAAATTGATTAGGAATGCGAGATTGTATGAGGGTATGTTTTCTTCTGGAAAGGGATAATTTATGATTATTGAATCTATTTGTAGTATATTTTTCGGATTGGTGGAATTTCTTATTTCTATGTTTTCCGCACCACTTAATATTCCGTCATGGATTGGTGACGCTTCGGTTGTTATTGGTTATGGACTTTTAATTTTTCCGCTTGATGTATGGGCATTTTGCATTGGCTCGTTTGCTCTTTGGACTGGAATACATTTTGCTTGGGCGATTATTGAATGGATTTACAAAAAAATTCCGGGGGTTGATTAGAATGACTTTTAATGATTTAATAAAGTTTTTTTGGGGATTTATTTTATTGTGCTTTCTTTGTTTTAAATCTCCGTCTATTGTTTCTTTTTTTGGTCACTTTGTTGTTTTTCTTTATTGGAAAATTATTGATTTAAAATTGGTTTTGTATCGGAAAAAGCGTGGCATTGTGATATTCTGGCCATTTGGTGTAAAAATGTTTTGTGGCCGTCAAGGCGAGGGTAAGACAATTGGTTTAACTTGGTATCTTGAAAAGCTACACAAAAAATATCCTAAGGCACATATATATACTAATTTTGATTTTAAAGGGCAAACGGGTGCTTTGAACAATCTTAAAGATTTATTGTTGTATCGTAATGGGCAGGACGGTGTTGTTTTCGCGATTGATGAAATTCAAAATGAATTTTCTTCTGCTGTTTCCAAGGATTTTCCCGAAACGTTGCTTAGTGAAATTACGATGCAACGAAAACAGCGCATTACTATTTTGTGCTCGTCACAAGTTTTTATGAGGGTTGCAAAACCGCTGAGGGAACAATGCTATGAGGTGATTGAATGTCGTACATTTTTCGGTCGCTGGACACGACTTAAATGTTACGATGCTGATGATTATAATATGCTTTTAGATGCTAAAGATTATGACCGCAAGATTAAAATTCGCAAAAAATGGAAACGTTCTTTTATACAATCGGATTTATTGAGGGATTCTTTTGATACATATGAAAAAGTTCAACGTCTTTCGCGTCAAGGCTTTGCTTCAAAACTTCCGTCTGTTTAATAATGATGTCTCACGTGTTCGCCTTGCGTCAGCAAGACGTACATGTGAGACATCATTTCTAAGTGTAAATGAGTTTGTTTGCTATGTGCCCCCTGGGGCACATTACTCGACTATAGCAACATTTAAGAGTCATTTTTATATTTTGGTGTCAAAAAGGGGATAAAAATGTATGATGTTAAAATTATCACTTATCCGGATTTGAGTAAGCAGGTTAGAGTTTATCATGAGCCTGTTTACGAAAAAGGGGATAGAGAAAAAAAAGAAAAAGAACTGAAAATACCAGAGCTTGATCCTTGGAATCATGAGCCTGTTAAAGATGTTCATGATTTTAGTGATCTTGAACGGTCTGTAGAAAACAGCCGAAAAAGGACGGTTGATAAAGTGTATTCCTATGTGCGGTCAAACACGTGGGAATATTTTGTTACATTTACTTTTTCAAAGGAAAAGATAAACAGATTTGATTATGAAGAATGCTCAAAAAAGTTGTCTGAATGGCTCAAAAATATGAAAAAGCGCTACTGTCCTAATATGTGTTATCTGATCATACCAGAACGGCATAAAGATGGTGCTTATCACTTCCACGGCCTGTTTTCGAATATTAGCGGCATGGATATAAGGGATTCCGGCAAAAAGGTAATTAAAAAGTACAAGGTAGGTGTTAGGACACGCTATAGACGTACAAATGAGGTCATATATCTGCTTGGGCGGTACAAGTTGGGTTGGACTACGGCAACGGTCATAAAAGACAGTCTACGGGCGGGTAGGTACATTCTTAAGTATATAACAAAGGACTTGGTTACTGATGTCAAAAATAAGAAACGTTATTGGGTAAGTCATAATTTGGAAGTGCCGGAAGTTGAAACATATTTGCTTGATGATTTTGATCGTCGCATTCTGTGTAGGGATTTGGAAACAATTGCAAGCTATCATAAAATTATTTCATGTGAGGTATATCCGCAAGTGGTTAATTTGTTTGAATTAGATTCTTAGAGAAAAGGAGAATATTAAAATGACAAGGGAAAAAATAATTGAAAAGATTGAAAAAATGATTGAGGATAAAAATTTTTACATAAATAATAAAAAAGGTCGTCCGGAACAATTTTATGCGTGGGAATATGCTAGAGCGGAATTGTTGATAGTTTTAAAGATGCTCAAAAACTCCGAATTTTAGAAAATGAGAAGCAAGAAATTTTTAGGAACGAAAGACTAATTGCGACACGTTACAAGCTGGGATGGTGTGGACTAATACATTAGGGCGAACGCTTCAATTAATCGTGTGTATTGGTTGAGATATTGTTGGCGCATGGGCAAAAAAGATAAATAGGGCAAACATACTAGAACGGATAATAAAGTTTGCCCTATTTATCTTTTTTGTTCATGCATGGCCAGCCTATGGCGACATCGCAAAAATTTGATTATAGACCAGCGATGCCTAAAATTAATCAAATTTTTGTGATGTCGCCATAGGGCTTTAAACCGCCTATAAGAATGCACACTTTAGGGGGCTAAATCTTCAAGTGGCATTACTGCCCCTCTGCCTTTGGAAGTATGCCTTTTGCTTCCATGACGGCAATTAAGGTTTCCTGTGCATCTTGTAATTTGTGAATATCTTTCTTAAAAGTATGTTCCATTGAACGCATTGAAAATTCAACGTTCTCTAATTTACGATGTGTCATATCGTGTTTGATTTCCAGTATTCCCAGACGGTCATTGATTGGTTCTAACTCCTCTTTTATGATTCCTCTGATTAATGTAGCCAATTCTATGTTATCCATGCAAAACTCTCCTTTCGGTATGTTGTGATGATTGTATCATGGTGCCAACTGATACAGCAAGTCATTTTTTTTGCCAGTCTTGGATTCTGATAACTCACTCTTCCCTTTTTTATTTTTTTACTTTAATGGTGCCGTTGTTGTCTCCGGCAATCACTCCCTTACTGCTTTTAATATTAATATTTTCGGGCTTTGTGGTTGGGATGGCTTGCTTGATTTCATACTTCTCTCTGTATTCTTCTATATACTTTGTTATTATATATGCACCCATTTGGCTTTCGGTTCTCATTTCCGTTTCACATAATTCTTTAAATGTTTGATATATGTTTTCTTCTAATATCGTTTGTATTCTTGGCTTTTTAGTGGGCATAATAAATTCCTTTCAAAAAAGTATTGACAGTTACTCACCTTTAAAGTATAATATTATTATAGGTGAGTAACCTTGAGCGTATGTGAGTAACTATTCTGGTAAATAGGTGCGTAAGGTTATTCACTATTATACCAGAACTGGCAGGGAAAAGAAAGGGGAAAAGAACAATGAAATTATTTAAATGTATCGTGGATGGTAACAGTTCAGCCATCGGCTGAACTGCACCACATCCACACCGGCTAAAAAATAGCCGGTGTGCCTCTGAAAATACTAATTATGTTATCGAAGAGTGGCATCCCTTTACGTTTGCAGGTCT